TCATATCTGCAAATCCTGTAATACGATTTACTAATGAATCAATTCTACCTTGATACATATGAGGAGCTACAATATTATAGTTCATATTAACTTTCGTTAAATCACTTTTAGGTCTGGTCATATTAGTTGCCATCTCCCATCTTAACATCTGCTCTACACCTAAAACTTTAGCACCACTAAATAATACTTCAATTGATCTTGATACTCTATCAAAATTATCACTTGGTGGTGGGTTAAAAAAGTCAGGTTTTTCTAATGCTTTTTCTAATCCTTGTTCTGTATGCTTTAATTTAAATACTTGATCTATATAAGTTTTGTATTCAAAATACATAACTTGTACTAAATCATTGTTGTAAGGTCCTCTCTGATATCCTTCTCTACCGGGATATTTTTGAATCATTTTTAAATCTTCATTAGTTAAATCAGGAAATTCCTTTTTTAACTCAGCTAAAGTCAATGATTTAATTTCACCTACATAATATATATCTTGAAAATTTGGATCATTTGTATATGACCAAACCATATTAGCAGGATTTACATAATCTACAACAACACCTTCAGATTTATTAAAACTAGTTTTTACAGCTCCTATACCTATAGTAACTATATCTTCAACTACTCTTTTCTTAGTTAATTCGTATTTATTAAAATCTAATACATTATTAATTACTTCTTCTTCAGCTATTTCAACTGATTGTTTGTAATTTAATTGCATATGAACTTCCAACTCCTCTTTGTTTTGAGGTAAGTTAGCTGGATCAAGCGAGCTGTATATATCAACTCCTAAATTTTGTTTTATGCTATCTAACAATGGTTTACTCATCATGTCTCGCATAATAGAGTTTGCATAGTTAGTTCTCTGTTTTGTTGAAAACGGATCTTGAGCAAAAGCTTTTATATCATAATCTTTAGACGCTATACCGTTAACTACTATATCTACAAATTTAGGTATAATAGGAACTGGTTTCCAGTCTAAATTTAAATAGCTTAAGTCACCGTTAATCGATAACTCATCTTTGTATTTTTGTACAGATTGCTCTCCACGAGCATACAATCTTAATCTGTTAAAGTTTTGATAACCAGTGTGCCATTTACCACTGTTTATTCTACCGCCTCTAAACCATTCATATTCAATAGCTTGCCCTACTTGCAAACCATATTCCCAACTAAGCTTTTCTGCGACAGGTACCACCTGACTAGGAAAGGAACTATTAGTACTCGTATTAATCATTTATTATTATTTTTGATTTAGTGCCTTTGTTATCATATCTTGAAAAATTTAAATTAACTTTTTCTTTAATAACTTCAGCAACTGGTCTATATTTATTTTTGTTACAAGCCATTATAGCTAAACCTGAACTTATCGAAGCATCAAATTTAGTTCTATTGTTTATATCAAAAGCGGCCCAATCTTCTAATGTTCTTTGAAAATACATTGATCCATATTGTTCGTTATTGTAACCTACAAAACTTTCAATATAAGATTCAATAGCTGCAGCATGTGCTTGTTTTACATCTTCGCTTGAGTTAGGTATTCCACCAACTTCTTTTTCAGCGACAGATAACTTGTACATTGTTTTATCTGGACGATTCATTGAATAACCTCTATAACCTCTTCTTTTTAAATAATATAATAATCTAGGTTTGTTATTCTCTGCTAATAGTGGCATACCATAAAAGTATAATGCCATTAACACATCTTCAAAAAACATATCTGCTGTTTGTGGCCGTGCAATATATTCTAAAAAGAATAAATTAGGTGGACCATCCATTGTAAATTTTGTTAAACCATGAAGAGAACCTTTTGATCCTCTACCGTCTACTGTTCCAGATATATCATATGAGTCACATCCAAAAGCACCTATATGCTCATTTGCTGGATATTTTTTACCATGTTTTACAATATGTCTGTTTTGTTGATGTACATCTGGTACCCATGAAACAAAAAATCTACCTTGTTTACTAGGAAAGAATTGTACACTAGTATCTTTAATCCCACCTTCCCATTGAAAATTACCCTGAGTTATTACTCCAGAGTATTTCAAATCTTCGTTATAATCTATTTGTTCGTAAATCTTTGTTAAATTAAACAAAGACTGTTTAGTCTCATCTCTGAACGCGTGTTTTTCAGTACGTGGAAACTGTCTATATAATTCATTAAGTGCGTCTGGGTCATTCTTAAGGCCATCTACCTCATTCTCCCAGTGTTCAATGACACCGATTTCAATCTTTTGACCATCGATTCCTTCAACTTCTTGTTTCGGAGTGTCAAAGACAGGGTATCCATAAGAATCAATGTATCCCTCGTAGTTCCATTCCATAGGTATGAACAGAGAATATAATCCTGAGCTAGTCTGTCCATTGCGGTTTCTTTTGGTAACATCTGAGTCATAATAAAGTTTTTTGTAGTTTCTACCACCTTTGTCAAGAGCATTACTCGTTGACCCCATCATACATTTACCAATAATCTTACTACCTAATCTTAACGTTGTTTTGGTAACTCTCCAGTTATTGAGAATATTTTCAGGTTTTTCCCATTTTCCCGCCTCATCATGTACAAGTAACGCAAGTTTTTCTCCGTCATAGGAGTTATCACCAGTATTTTTCCAGTCGATTGTGGTATCAAGCCCAATGATTTCTTCAATCTGCTCATTTGTATCCAGCTTTTTTCTAGTGAATCTGGAAGCTGGAACCCTATAGGCAAGTTCGGTTTTCGGTCGGTCCATTCCATCTTGGATCGGTTTGAAGAAAAACGGGTAATTAACCGAGATTGGAACAATTTTATCTGTGAACATTTTTTTAGCATCTGCACCTGATTTCGATAAGACACCGAATCTAGCGTCGCTAGATATTGTCGCAAGGTTGACCGTTTCCCCTGACGCCATAAAAGAAAAGCCACTTCGTCTATTTTTAAGGTAGCACATTCCATAGCATCTTGTATCAGCTTTGCACGCTTCCCAGAAAATGAAGAAGAGTCTATTTGCTTCTCTAAAATCAGCTTGTCCGACATCAATCTTTGACCATTGGAGATACATGTAGTGAGTACCAGTAAGATAGGTAGCAACACCTTTATTGTAGAACCAAAAACCTTCTTCACGTCTTTTAAATTCATTATCAATGTATTCATGTAAATTTTGTTTGAATGTTTCTGGGTAAGCTTTCCAATCAAATATAGTTTTGATTTTCTTTAGTTCTGGCCTATGTTTAAAAACCTCCCAATATTGTTCTGATTTTTTATCAGATCTTTTGTATGGATCATCTATAGCAGGTAATGCTATCCTAAGATTTTGGATTTCATATACTTCACCAATTTTACCACTTTTTGATATAACGATGACATCATGTTCTTTATTGTATCCATATTCCCATTTTTTATATCTATTTAACCTTTTAATTATTTGAGGTTTAATAGGTTCTATTACTTTATATAATGTTTGTTCGTACATTATTTAGATCTTCTTTCAGCAAATCCACTAAAGGTATTATCCTTTTTTTCTGTAGGTTTGTTGTCCAGTATGTTTTTTTCTTCTTCAATACGGGTAAGTATTTCAAACGCATCAAATATAGCAAGCTTTTTAGTTGCAGCTGCATTTTTTAGTCTGTCAGCAGATATATCATCTTCTGAATCTACTATAGGTTCTTTTGCAACCTTAATTAATTCATCAACTGCTCTTTGCCCAGCTTGGATTATATTCTTTTTCGTTTCCTTGACGTTCATACTTAATTACAATATCATTAGATTTCATACAATAAAGACGTTTATCATCTACGATAAAGTCATATTCACCGTTAGGAGTATAACCTATAAGGTCTCCCTCGTGTATTCCTAGCGCTTCTAAGGCACTATTACCATATTTTAATACCCCAATCAACCTTTGTTCAATCCAGTTGTTTATATCGACCTCGTCTTTAAGCGGTGCAACAAAACATCTTTTACCAAAAGCATTCCATTTATCATTTCTTTTGTATAAATATACCTGATCAAGTTGAACAAAATATAAATTATCTTTAAAATATGCTCTACTATTTTTTTCATTTCCCCTAACATCATAGAATCTTCTAAAAACATTATGATGAATCATAACTAAATCCCCAACTTTTATTGGAGTTTTATATGCTAAAGGAACTGAAATAACTTTTCCTATATTATTAACAGATTTGTAACTTTCAAGCTTAGTGTTAATTATTAAGCTTTTGTCACCTACTTTTACTTCATTATTATATCGCTGGCCGTAAGGCTCAACGATAAAATCGAATAAACTGTTCATTAATATTCTAAATCATACTCAACGGATATTGCCATGTTAGAATTAAATTTCTTCCACGGCAATACCTCGTCATTTTTTTTGATAAAAATGTTGTAAGAATTGTCTTTTTGATCAGATATTATATGTGATATAGTATGACCACCATATACAGACTGACCAACAGAATAATGCATTGCATCGGTTTTATAATCAGAACCAATGCTGATTTTTCTGATAACTGACGACATTATTCTTCTGTTTTATCTTCTTCTTTTTCAATTGGTGTATATGTACCATCAGCTAAATTAATATTTACTGATCCATATTCTTCCTCAAGTTCTTTTTTAAACTCTTCAGTAGATTTGTTAACCTCATGAAATTTCGCTAATACTGCGGTTTTTTGGACTTCTAAAATTCCAGTTTCATTTAAAAGTTGATTTAACTCTTTTTGAAAATCTTGGATTTTCTTTAATTGGTCTTCTTTGATTTTGTTTGGTTCACTCATGTTAATTTAATTTAATTTATTAATTTTAGTTATTAATATAGTTACACGTATTTTTTATTTTTTAAATATACTTGTAACCTTTTCTCCACTTCGTCCACCGAAGTAGGCTAAAACAACAGCCATCATAACTTTTTCAAAAGTATCATTCCACGTAGCACCTATATGAAACGGTATTGTTTCTACACTATCAAGTAATCCTGCTAGTGAAAATACAATAATACACCATACTAAAACTAAAGGACGTACGTTTTTAGAAAGCCATGAATCGGAAGAAGCATCTGCCTGCCATCTTGAAGTGATAGACTCCATTTCTTTATTCTGCTGTTCGTAGATTAATTGTTGCAATTTAATTTTGTCATCAGAGCTTGCGTCTGATTTACCTATAGCTGCTATAGCTTCTCCTGGTGACGTTACTCCTTTAAGTACATTCCCTAATGTAGGGTTTACTATTGAAGCAGCACCAAATAAAAGTTTACCTACAGTACTTTCTGCGAATTTCTTTTTAGGTTTTGACATGTTATGATTTTTTATAAGCTTCTTTTTCCCATGGAAGTTTTTTATCACCTTCATTCATTTTAGATCTGGGATAAATTTTACCTTTCCAGTAAACATTTTTATCGTCATAATCAAGATCACCTCTTTTCATTTGGTCCTGATGTACCATTTCATGATTAATAATATCTTGCTCTTGTAAGGGTGATTCTACATCTTTATTAATTAAAATGCTCCCGTTTCTATCAGCTTTACCTAATACACCTTCTTCTAACGGCACGTGATAAACAGGTGGGTTATTTAGAGAATATGGTGGGTTATTAAGTTTAAATGCCATTAGTTTTTTGGAAACATTTTGTTTAAAGAATTTTTTCGTTGCTCGCAGCCACAGGGTATATTTAAACCCTGTGAAACCGCGTCAACAACTTTTTTAATTCCAGTTGCTTTGGTGATTTTTTCAATATCGTCTCCTAAGCCTCTAGATTTCATTATGCAATTGCAATTCCTGAAATACTAATCCCTGAAGGATTTTGTACTTTAGCTTTTACACCACCTGGGTTAGCAGTTAGTGCGTAGTTAACAGCATCTCTCATTGAAGGATTTGTTCCTGTAGATGTGTGTGTAATTGTAATTAAGTCAGCAGCAGCTGGGCCATTTACATAAAGTAAAGTAGTAGTTGCACTACCAGCTTTTACATAAATAACGTCTTCAGCGCTTACTAAGTGTTCTCCACTGTCTAAACCAGCAGCAGATGAATCAAGTGCGATAAATTTTGCCATAATTTTGATTTTTGATTTTTGTTAATGATTGTTGTTAATGTTTATATGGTGAGTTTTATACAGACTCTACTGTTATGCTTTTTTTGATTTTTTCTTAGTTATCTTTTTTTCCATGTTAGTTTTCAACTGATTAGTACTTTCAGCAAGAGCTTCAGAAGCACCTTGTTTTGCAACCTCCTCACCTTTTAATTTTGCTATTTCTTCTTTAGTCATTGCTCTAAAACCACTTTGTTGTGTTTGATTTAAAGGACCCGTCATTTTCGGCTCAGCACCTGTTGAATGATGACTTTTACTCCAGTTCCAACTACCGTGAGCATCATCAAATAATGCTTCAGCATGACCTTTGTGACCTTCAGCCATTTGTTTTTTACCTCTTTTTACATCTTCTTCTTCCCAAGAATTTACTTTTATATTTTTATCTAACGGTCCACGCATAGACATACCCATTTTATAACTGCTAGCTCTATTTATTATTGGCATAACTTTTATATCTGCATCTTGCGGAGTTTTTCCTTTAGACAAGTCTCTACCTCCACCGTAGTGACCTGAATGATGTGGTTTATTTCCCATTTTTTATTTATTTATTTATTTTATCCTGCGTGATAACCTCTTAAACCGGCTTTAGCGCTTGATTCTGATTTATATTTAGCAGGCCATAATTTACCTGTTTTGTTACTTTCTACTCTCCAGCTACCACCAACTTTTTTTATACATCCACTACCACCTTCTGATTTTGCACATTTATCCAATGGTCCTTCCATCCTAGGGCCTCCGCTATATGGCATAGGTTTGTTTGCCAAGCTATTGATCAATTTCAACCCCGTTTCTGAGAAATCACTATAAGGATCACCAAACTTTTCTTGGTATTTTTCTTCTTTTCTTTTAAGCTTATCTTCAACCCTATGAAGTTTTTTCATATCTCGATCATAATTACCACTAGTATACTCATTTTGCCCATGGCCTTCTACAACAGCATTATATAAGCCAGCATGCTTATCAGATAATTTGTTTATTTTATTTTTTAGTTTTTCACCATTTTTATGAGGTCCTTTACTAGCGTGATCATCTACAGCATTATACTTTAAAAGATTTGCTTTATGTTCTGACGAATGTTTTGATATCCAATTCATAATATATTAGCTTAATGCGATTAAATTTTCTACACCACCTTCTGTTCCTGTAGCATATACTTGTACTACACTTACTGGTAATATTTCTCCTTTAACTGGATTATGAAACGTTACAGCTTCATTGTTTACAGTTAATACTTTTAATTTTGAACTTGCAGCGTACGTATATGTTAATGTAGCATCTGCAGCAATTGAATCAGCAGAAGCTAATACATAGTTACTTGCGTCTGTTACAGAAGCAATTGCTAAACCAGCGTCTGGTAAACCAGTACCTTTTACTATCATACCCGCTTTAATAAGTGGGTTAGGAGATTTCAACCCAACATTAGTTGAGTTAGTTACAGTATTGTTATCTGTTGTTGTTGTTACTGGAAGACTAGCTGGAGAATCTCCAACGTATAAATTATATTGCTTCCAAGCACCTTGAGGTGTTTCTGCTTTAGTTCTTCCATCTATCAATAATGTATCACTGACTGATGGCACTACTGCTGAACTATAAGCTTCTGTGTAATAATTTCTAATCATTTTTTATTTTTTTATTTTTCTTTATGTTTATTACAGAAATTTCTTGCAGCTTCTACACTACCAAATCCCCATTTTTTTAAAGCCATTGCTTTTTTTGTTGGCTCACCACTAGCTTCTTTCATCGCGCCTTTCATACCGGCAAATCGACATGCAAACGAAACTCTACGTTTACCAGTACCGGAAGTTTGTCTACTACCTAGTTTTTTACCAGTTTCTTTTGTATAGTCTGAACGCATTTTACGATTTTGTTTTTCGTATGCTTTTTCTTTTATTTGATTAGGTGATTTACTATAAGCCATTATTTCTTTTTTATTTCTCTACAATCTGGAACAGATTTACCACCTTTCTTTTTAAAAAGTTGTTTTCCGTTTTCGTCTAAATTTGTATACCCTTCCCAACAAGGAGTTTTTTTAGCGAATGGTGATTTAAATTGTGTATAAGCCATTATATTATTTTGTATTTAGTTTTACCGTTTTCTTTATATGCTTCTAAGCATCTGTTTCTATTTACATCTTCAGAAACATAACTTATATGTACCCAATCGGGATTTACATCTGTACCAAACTCCCATATCATCTGATCGTAATCTAAGTTAGCTTTAATCCAATTAAACATTTCTGCATTGGACATATGACCATACGTATCATCAATATCAAGAGCACAACCGATACAATGTTGGGAAGATGTACTTCCTCCGATTGCAGAATTTAATTCTGGTGAGCGATAGAAACTATTAATAGCTATTGGACCACCTACAACTACCCTTAGTGGTTCAAAAACTTTTTCTGCTATAGTTTTCATGTTTATTAAATCTTGTTCTCTGGGTATATTATCAATACCTAACCGAGTGGCTGTGTTAGATTTAATAGCTTCTTTAAGCGAGATGTGTTCACTTATTCTATCACTCATTATAGTGAGTTTTTACTTGGCCTTTTGAGATATAGGTCCAGCTTTATACATAGGCATATCTTTTAATACTTGCATGGGATCCATACCGTATCTTGGATTACCTTTTTTTAAGTTTGATGGTTGATGAGGTCCACCCCATACTGCATCAGCTCCTGTTTGTCCTGGTTTTTTTGCCATAATTATTAATTTTTATTTACTTTATTCGCTATCTCTCTATATTCTACATCATCTATTAAACCTTCGCCTGAACCTCTCCAAACATTTGAAGGTAATCTTAACGTGTCTCTAGATGTTCCCGTTAATTCTTTATTAACTACATATGGTCCTTTTTTATCATCAAAAATTTTTCCTTTTTCCTGAAGATTTTGAACACCAACATATTTGTATTTAGATTTAGGATCTTTAGGTTTTCTACTTCCACCTATTAAACTAAAAGGTTGCATAAACATATTACCTAATTCATCACCTACTGGGTCCGGAGATGGTGGCATAACAGGCTTGTCCATTTGTCTTTGAGCAAACTGATTAGCCATTTCTTCTCCTTGAAACATACTCTTACCTAATTCTTGAACTTTAAAATTGTTACCAATATTACCAGTTATGTTATCTGGCATTGGTGGAGTTATAGGTGGAATTGGTTGTGCATTATCTTTAGAACTATCGTGAGAATGTGGCGATACGCTACCTACAGCTGTAGATTTTTTTTGATTATTTAGTCCAGCAACGGCTCCAGCTATATTTATCATACTAGGACCTTTAGACATATTTTCTATTTTTTCAGCTTGAGCAGCATGCATTTTAGAAGCTTTTTTTAATTCAGCAGATATTTTTTTTAATTTATTCTTATCAGCCATGATTTATTTTTTATCCTCTAGTTTTTTTATAATAGCTTTTAGTTTAGCTATTTTTTTATCATTATGAGAAAGTTCTTTTACTACTTCCTCTTTTTTAGATTTCTTTGCCATAATTATTTTTTTTATCTTTGTTAGCATGTTTAATTGATGTTTGTAAAACTTTATCCATATATGTTTTACCTTTCATTATTTTATTCCTATGTAAACTTGTTGGAATATCTTCTGTTCCTAGCATAATACGGTACATTCTACTTATGAGTTGTTTACACTTAAATGAAACTTTATAGATATTATACTTTTGGGTTGTGTGGTTTCGTTTTCTCCAAACCGTTATCCAACCTTCTTTAAGCAATCTGTTCCAGCGCCTATTATCCCAACTATAAGCATACGTACCGATTTTAAAATCATGCTTTTTAAACAGGTCTATACAATCTAGGTAAATAAGTAATTCTAGATCTGCGTCATTTAGATCGTTATTTTTGCAAGCCCATTTTCGTATAATTCTATAATGTTTTAATAAATTTAAACTTTTAATGTCACTTGCTTCTAATCTCATAACACCACTACGACGTTATTCATATTTACTACAGTGTATATGTCTTTGTTAATTTCAATTTGATGTGAATTATTTTTATCAAAATATATAACATCTTGTTCTTTTATACCAACAACTTCATTTCCAGCAGATATAACTATACCTTCGTTATATCTAATATCTTCTCGTTGTTTTTCAGCTAAAAGTAATCCACCTTTAGTTTCAGCAACTCCCTGCTTAACTAAATTAACTATTAAGTTTCTACCTATTGCTTTCATCACCAATTCTTAAGTTGTTAATAACACAATCAGTAGAAAGTATTGTAGTTGCTACTGATGAAGCATTTTGTAGGGCACTTTTTGTAACAAGCAATGGATCAATAATTCCATGCTGTATCATATTTACTGTATCTCCTGTAACCACGTCAAGTCCTTCACCTTCTACCGTATTAACTCTAGCTTCTGGAATACCAGCATTTTCTAGAATTTTATTAAACGGAGCTTCAATAGCTTTTAATAAAGCTTTTTCACCTGGTGAAGCTATTTGACAATTATCAGCTGCATTTAAAAGAGCGATACCACCGCCTGGAACAATACCTTGTTTTATAGCGGCTTTTGTAGCACAGATAGCATCTTCAACTCTAGCTTGTTTTTCTTTTAATTCTACTTCTGAATTTGCACCAACTTTAACGATGGCTACCAACGCTGATAGTCTAGCTAATCTTTTTTCTAACTTTTGAACCATTGCTGGATCTTTAGTTTTCTTTAGTTGCTTTTCTAACTCGCTTATTAAGTCATCTACAGCTTGTGAGCTTTCGCCAAGTTGTGATATAGTTTCATTTTCATCAGTAACACTTTTTAGACATTCGCCTAAATGTTCTGGACCGATTAAATCTATATCATCGCCTAAATCCTCATTTATAATTGTTGCACCCGTAAGTAAAGATAAATCATCTAATGTTTCTTTTTTACTTACACCATAAATAGGTGCATCAACTACATTTACTTTAATATTACCTTTAATTTTATTCATTGCTAAAGCAGACATAACTTGTCTATCTATATCAGCAATTATAAGTAAAGATCTTTTTTCTTTTATTGCGTGTTCTAATACATTTTGTATTTTTCTAACATTGTCAATTTCTGACTCAACTAATAAAACAAGTGGTTTATCTAACTCAGCTGTTTTTTTATCTTGATTAGTAACAAAATGTATATTTTTTAAACCTCTTTCATATGGAACGCCATCAATGAGTTCATACGTG